AGTTTTAATGTTTTCCACATAGTATTTATGAATTATTTTTTTCCACCATGAAACCCTTTCTGCCCCGGCGCTTCGCCTTTTGAACGGGCGATTGCGCCTATAACGCCACCCGGGACGCCTTTCGCTTTCAACTGCGCTGCACGACCACCCATACCAGCCCTATTCGATTTCCCATCGAACGTACCGGTCTTTTTGGTAGCGTATACTTCCTTTGCTTTTTTTTCTTTCATCGCGATAAAAGATTACTGTTTTTGTTCAACTGCCTCGACCTTTGGAATAGCCTTCGCTAACTCCGGCAATTGCTTGAGAATTTCCGCAGTTTCATCCGCATCAACCTTGAGCGCGTCATCGACGGCCTTCAATTGACTGGTTGCCTCAAGCACAAGCCCCTCGGCCATCGCGTAAAGATACGCAGCGGCTTTTTGCTCTCCGGTAAACTCTTTTACGAACGGGTGATGATCTTCCACATTCTTCATTTTCGCGCCATTGAGCTCAATGGTTGCCTCAAGTTCACGCTTGCGCTTATTGAGAAGCGCGGTATTCTCTGCAATCGATCGGAAACTAAACGAAACGACGTCGCCGTGTTTTTCAACAACGGTTCCGGCGGGATCTTCTTCATTCGGCGTTTTTACAACGTATTCAATCATGATTTTAATTTATATTTTATTGTGCTGGCGGTAATGCTGACGGTGCTGGCGCGGGCGCTACACCCTGCGGCGGCAAATTGCTGGGACCCGGAGCGACGACAGGTTGCGGTGTTGCGGGAGTTGCAGCAGGAAGCGGTTGCGGGTTTGCGGTCGCCGCGGCAATCTGCGCCGCTTTCATCTTCAAGAGCTGGTCGTTCGCCTGGCGGATCATGTTCTTTACAATGATTGCATCGAGCGACATGACGTATTCCGCAAGCGCCTGGAATTGGTCATTGTTGATATCCTCGGATTGCATTGTCATATAGTCCACAATGCGCTGCTTGTACACAAGGTTCGCACCAGGGTTCGGCAACACCTTCTCGCCATCCATGAGCGCCTCAATATCACGATCGGCCTGTGACATGATCTGCGCCGCGCCGTAGTCCGACATATCCAACAGTTCGCGGATCTGCTCCGGAGAAAATCCCGCAATCTCCGCCTGTATCTCGTATGCCTTTTGCGAGTTCTGCACCTTCTGCGCTCCCTGCTGATTCTGTGCCGTTTCCTGGTCGTGCAAGAATTTCAGTTTTATTTCCTTATCCTGCTGCGACAGGTCGAGTTCGGCGCTCGATGATTCCACCATGACATTGAAGTCCTCATCCTTGCGGAAAATGTCGCGACGCGATACCTGTATCGTTTCAACGCCATCGGGGCCAAGAATGTCGATGGCAATGCGCTTTATGAGATGTTCCCGCACACCCAACGCCCAGAGTTTTGCGAAGCGCTTATACCCGAACGCATAAGATTTGTTGAGGTAGCCAAACAAGTCCGCGGAGTTCGATGCGTTATCTTTTGTCGCGGTTGCCGTTACCGGTTGCTCACCATCGCCGGGGTCATTCGCGCCCTTCACCTGGTCCGTGACGCCGCTTGCTACCTGACGGATCTTATCGAGAAGATTAAATACCGCGATAGGCGTATCGATCGGCGTTGTCTTTACAATCTGGAGCGCCTGATCCGCATTGATGCCTTTCTTTACGCGGATAACGCCGTCGCGGCGGTATTTGATCTCCGCCATGTTCTCGATGGCACCCACCTGCACGATTTTCTGCGGCTTGTTTATCTTCTCCGCGTTATCGAGAAGCTGGTTAATACTTACCGCTTGCGCAAGCAAGATCTGCCTGACGTAATCACAGAATGACGGCGTCCAAAATTCTGTGAGGTCCGGGAACGCAGCCCATGTCCAGTACCACCAGAGCTCGCTTTCGAATTTTTCATCAATGGTACACAGCTCGATGGCAACGCCGCCCTTATCGGAATAGAGCGCGTAGTAGCGCTCGCCTTTATACGTCGTACCCCAGCGCCAAAACTTGAATTTATCCTTGTTATCCAGCTCCTTATCTGCCGTAAAGATGTTCTGATCCATCGTGCGGCGGCGCTTGTTGGTTTCCTCCTGTTTTATTTCCGTGGCGTTTCCATCGCCCTCCAGCAAGGTTTTGGTTTTTGCGGAATCATAGATAGCACCTTTCCCTTTCATTCCCTTTTCAAGTTGCTGCCGGGTCTTAATGACGCCATAATCGCCAAGATACATGGCGCGTTCGATATCAACACCGCCCGCGCTCGGGTCGATTAAGAAGTCATACACGTCCACGTTATCGAGGTGCGCTTCATAGCCATTCTCGCTTTCCGCGAAGTAGGAATATATCGCGCGGCCGTAAATGATGGCCTGTTTCTTTCCGACAATATCCTTGATCTCCCAGTCGTTCTTATCCTGATCCGCGACGCGCAAGGCGTTCAACATCATGACACGGCGCAATTGTGCGAGCTTTCGTTTTACAAATTTGAATATGAGCGGGTTATCAATCTTTGAGAGAATGGTATGAACAAATCCTGCCATCTGGCCAAGATCGACATTCGCGCGCGAGTTTTGCTGTACCGGCGTCTGGGATACGCCGTTCGTGTAATAAAAATCGTTGTAATTCCCGCGCGAGTAATAAAGGTCCTCGTTCGGCTGCCACGTTCGCTTGACCTTGCCCTGCTTGTATTTGCGGGCGAACATGATCTCCTCCTTGATCTGTGCTTCAATTGCGCTCCAATCTTCTGCCGATATTTTTTTATTTGCCATTATGGAATTTCCCCATTCCGTGAGCAATTAGATAAATTTTATTTTTGTGGGATAGGTGATAACAAAGCGATGGGTAAGAAGTGACACAAGCCATACGCGGGGTTGTTGCGCGTGCCTTCCGCGCCAATAATCCTGCATCAATATCCTGATAGGTATCCACGACGGCACTCCTTGCGTGTCCCATTTGAGCCAATCGAGTATTCGAAACGTCCTTGTGTGCATCGTTCCGGCGAAAATCGGGGTTCGCAAGGAGAAAATGAAGCCATCATAGTCGTTTTTCGTTACTGGACTACTCGCAACGAGTAGTTTATTGAATTTTACCACCCAAATTGCGATGTAAGGATTAAAACCAAGGCGATGTGGTGAATGAGAGTCGCAAATAACCTGATATTGCCACTTTCCTAGCTCGTTTTTGATTGTTCCCAATCTCATTTGAAATAACTATAGCATATTTTATAAAAAAAAGCTGTGCATAAGTCAAATTTATATCCCAATCTCCGGGAACATCGGCAAATCTTCCTCGATGGGCTCGTTTATCGGCGCTGCTTCGGCGTGGTCTTTCATTTGCCAACAAATCGCGGCGGCAATAAGCAAGTCAAAGTGCCGCGTCGTGAGGCGCGGATCTTGTTCGCGGTCCATCAAGTCATCGCGCGAGTAGCTTTTTGCTTCATTTTTCAAATCCTCGTCGGACAATTCCAGCAACCCATCCTCAACGGCTTTTTTAAGGGCGAAGAGCATGAGCGGCTTCGTTGCTGCGTTCGTGTGCCAGCCGTATTCCTTCGGGTTATCGACGCTTGCCATTTTGTCATCGGCTTTTTGCCGCATGAAGATATTGTCATATTGCTGCTTGAGTATTGCAATCGTCGCGTGGCCGTGATTATTGACCTCCGGCGCAATCAAGCAGCCGCCGTAGCGATCGCCTTGCGCGGCAAGTTCATAGGCGAACGTGTCGGGCTTGATCGTATTGTTTTTATACGTCGCAACCACGCGGCAGGGAATCGTGTCAAAATCGATCACCACGGCGGTGCTTGAATCGAGTCCAACGCCGCCCGCAACGTCTGCGCCTAGCGCGTATCGGTGCGATGCGTCATAGTTTTTGAAAATCTTTAATCCCGCTATCTCGCGTATCGGCGCGATGGTTTGCATGTTCAAAATCGTGTCGCGGTCGAATAATACGTCCATTGAGGCGCTCGGCGCGTTCATGTATTCGCCTTGAAAATCCTCGGCGCTTTTTTCTATCTGATCAATTTGTTCGATCGTGTACGCCGCGGGCCATGTCGGTTTTCCATCGAGTTTAATCGGCGTCATGAGTACCGCGTTGCGCTGATCTTTTTTAACCACAAGGCGGTGTACGTTGCCGCGCTCGCTTACGTAGTTGCAGTTATAAATAATGCCGCCGTTCATCGCAAGTCCGTTGCGCGCTTCTTCCATGTTGTCGAAGATTGCCTTGCTTATCGTCGCAGACCGTAACGTCTTTCTCGTTTCAAAGTCGTCAAAAATTATCCAGTCCGGTCGCGCATCTTCGGCAAGGTTTCCGCGTTGCGCAACGCCAACAGTATCCGCGATCATTTTGACTTGCGTCGCCGTTGTGAAGCTGCTCATGCGCTCCTCGCGTTTGAATTCCGTTTTTTGGAATACTTCGGGATAAAACGTAATCATCTCGCGATCCATAAACATGTTATAGATATCCGTAACGTATTGCTCGCTGTTCATCGGATCCGCGGTAAGCACCTTGACATATCGGCGGAAATGTTGTATATCATTTGCAACGCAAAACGCAATAAACAGCTTCGTGCGCGTGGACTTTGCAAGACCGCGGAAACCAATGTCCGTAAAACTTTTTAGATCGCCGCGGTACGTTTGCAGGTTATGCAAATCAATCGCGCGGTGCGCGGGTGCGTCAAGGTATTTGAAATACTTCGGGAAAAATTTGCGGGACCATAGATTGAATTTTGCAAGAATAACGCCATCATCATCGCTTGTCGTGAACGCAAAAAATGCGCGTATCGCGTCGGGATCGCCACTGCTTAACAATTCCTCAATTTTTGCCATCCAAGAATTTTTTTATCGCCTCGTCCGCTTCGGCTTTTTTCTCGTCGGATATTTTGCGGACCGTGGTA